GGGGCGCTGGTTACATTAAATTACTTACCTAAGATTCCGGGCCTTACAAGTGGAGAAAAGCAAGATATTACGTTCCCGGCTTCGCTCCTCGCCTCAAGTTTGGCAAGTTTCGGATTAGATAAGAACGCTAAGAAAAAAGGTGATGGAACATTTGAAGTACCGCCAGAAGATAAGCCAATGACGAAAAAAGAAATGCAAGCGATGATGAGTGAAGGGGGCGGAAACTATCAAACAATTAGGGTATTAACTCCAATTCAAATCCAAGGCGCCGAAGTAGTTAAAACTGACCCAATAACAGGTAAAGAAATTGGCCCTGATGGAAAATTAATCTAATGAAAAAACTATTACCACTTTTGCTTTTAGCTTTTGCACCTCTACAAGCTAGAAGTGATATACATCACACTATTTCGGCATCTGCGAGTCTGACAACGACAGCGGCTGCAACTCAGGCAACCCGCGTCGGTTCAAGCTTTTCGATTTCGGGCACTGGGGTTGATACAGCGATAGGTGACAACGCTGGGCAATTATCAGCGGGGACAATCACATCAGGAATATATAGCCCCGGCACTGTTGTTAGTACGCAAAATGCGACCGGAGGCGAATCGTTTAGTTTTAGTTCTACTTATTTACAAGGCGATGTCGTCCCAACTTCGGCAATAACAACAGGCGCTGCCCCTAATTTTTCTGACATAATATCAACCGCCGCAGGATCAGCAGGTGACGCTGCAGCAACCTTAACTTCCGCGCAAGCCGTTGGCCTAACAGCCGGAGGGCCGGGTAGCCAAGTAGTTGGTCAAATAATTTCAGAAATAAAAATTACCGACTAATGCGTTTAATTTGGTTGCTTATATTTTTTGCACCAATAGCAAAAGCAGAAAGGATTGTGCCCAATTTTCAGCAAGGGGTATTAACTCAGCACAGTGAGACACGATCAGTTATTTTACGCGACGTGAAGCAATATGATATGAGGTCAGGTTATCAATTCACAGTAGGCGGCCATAACGTAGCGCCTTCAACTTCTAATATTGCACCAACAGGTTTTACAGAACAGACAGGAACAATAGGCGGAACAGCTACAACTTATGTATTACCTGATTTATCTAATAAACCTGCTTATTCAATCGTTAATCAAGGCGCGGCGTTCTCATATTATGAAACTCTAGAAACTCCCGGTATTCAGACTTATACTCACATAATTGAAGAACACACCATAGAAAGTATTACTGACAGTACAAGTACTTTTCAATGAAGCGTTTACTATATTTAGCGGCTGTATTTATCCCTGTTAATGCTTCTTTTGCAAACACGATTAACACTACGAGTCAATCTACCGGGTCGGTCGTTAATCAAGCCGTACAAGTGGTGCCAGCAAGGCAATTTCAGTTTGCAATACAAAATACAAGTTGCCAAGGTGCAACATTAAATATCAGCCCATTTCTTTCCACTACCTACGGTTTCGGCTCTCCTTACGAACCTTACTATACCCGCAATATATATTCAACAAAAGATATAGTTGGCGATTTCGATGATAACGGGGACCCTATAGGTGACGGCGACCCAGATGAACCAAATTTAATATTAAGGACAGAACAAGTAAGAACAGGAATGCAGGCAAGTAATACAAGTTTAAACGGCGGAATTACAGCAACCTTTTCTATACCTATAGGCAACCAATCAGCCTTGAAAAGTTGTAGAAAAGCAATGAAAAAACAGGTTGAATTATATGAACAACAATTAGCATCAAATAGATTAACGTATGAAATGCAACGCCTCGCCACCTGCGGCAAGCACCTTAAGGCCGGGTTAGTGTTCGTTGGTGAAATGGCTAAGATCTGCGCCGACGTTCGTTTAGTAACACCGCCCAACGTAGAACATACTCACACTATTTCTTTAACGGAGGCAAGTTCTTCTTCTGACGATAAAGATTAGTTTTAATTTCTGAAGGCGTTAATTTCTTTTCTTTTTTACCAATTAATTTTTTTGCTCTAGTAATTAGCTGTTTAAATATCGGCTTTAAAGCTTTGGTCAAAATTGGCGTTAATGTCGCAGCGGTGACACTAATTACAGTCACGGCAAAAGTAGTACTTGCAACTGAAGCACTTGGCAGATATTTATCAGCTATATTTGTCGGCCCCCATATCTCAACGCATTTCTTATTAATAACCTCAAAGCCAATTACCTTTTCTTTTGCTTTTGCATTTCTTATATCTCCTAATCTGTAGGCCTGATCTTTGGCAGGGCAATCAATTTCCTTTTCTTCTGGTAATACATCCTCACCGGGTAAAGCCGCATCAGGGGTCTTAGCAGGATCAGGCGGATTAGGTGTTGATGGATCTTGTACGAATTGGATTTTATTAGGGTTATATTCCAGCGGTGTATAAGACGGAATTAAAAAATCTATCCCCGGCTTTTGTACGTTTAATTGTCTTGTGATATGGGGCGTATTAATTAAACTGTTGATCTTCGGAAGTTGTATCTTCTCTATCTTTTGAATTTCCATCCTCTTTCTTCTTTATTAGCTCATCTTCTTTTAAGCGTAACAATGCCTCTTTGATTGCTTCGGCTTGCAAAGAATTGACCCATATTAAAAAGGAAGGGCGGGGCCTGTCGATGTTGGAAGTTTTGGAACGGCTGGTAGTGGTATTAGCTTCGTGATCTGATTAGTCAAATAAGTTTTAGCTTTGGCTTGATTTGTTGGGTTCTTTGCGTAGAGATAAAGACCCGCGCCACCTGCTAATAAACCCACTATAAAGACAGTGTTAGCAATAACAAGGCCATCAATAATTTTTCTCATTTGTCAAGTGCTTACTATGAAGACATAATAAACGTAATACCTTGAATGGACTAGGTGAAAGAAATTATTAGAGACTCAATTATTAAAGCTCTACCTATAACTATTGGGATGCTTTCGGCTTTCGTTGTGGCCTTGATGCCTTTGTACCTATGTCTACGTTTCCTGTCTGTCCAAAATTCTTCACCAACATCTCAGCAAATTGAAGCCCCCCTTCAATCATATTGATTTTAGTATTAGCTTCATTTAAAACCGCTTGCGCTTGTATCTTGCGTTGTTTTTCTTTGTTTAATTCTTCTTGCCACTCAAGAGAAAGTTTTTGTATGTTTTCAATATTCATAGCACAATCCAAGTATCGCCTGAATCTATAGTAACGGTAATGGAGTTGTTGATTGTTATAGGGCCTGCACTCATAGCGTTACAGGCTGCACCGAAAGTATCCCCGATTGTGTAGTTGGCCGTGACTGTTTGGCCGTTTTCTTGAAAAATTTTATCGTTACTTCCACCAGTTGCACCGCCGCCACCGCCACCAATTTCTTTAACCGTTCCTGAATCATTTATATAAAGTTTTTGCGCCGACGTATCTACCGCAACTTCCCCGCTAGCAATGTCACTATTTGACGGGGTGCTAGTTCCTCTTTTTAATTTGATTGTGTTAGCCATGCCCTCGCCTCCTAATAGTTAGTTTTTAATATGTACCTCCATCAAGAGTAATGCCGTCAATCGTGCCGCCGTCAATGTTAACAGCGTCATTCGCTTGTGTTGCCATTGAACCAAGTCCTAAGCTTGTTCTTGCTGTTCCGGCTGTTTCGAGTACAAAATTGGAACCGTTACCAACAATAAAACCGCCGTCAGTTACAGCTAAACCAGCCACGTCTGCTAGTTGTGCGTCATAAGCTTGAACGTCTGTCCCAATTGTTAGACCTAGACTTGCTCTTGCTGTTGAACCAGTTTCTAAAACGAAATTAGAACCATCGCCGACTATAAAACCGCCATCAGTAACCGCTAGCCCTGCAACATCTGCTAACTGTGCATCATACGCTTGAACGTCTGAACCAATTGCTACGCCTATAGTTGTTCTGACCGCGCTTGCATTTGCATCATCAAGAATTGTTCGAGCAAAGGAAGTTAAATCAGTTGTTGAGGCAGCCGTAGAACTGCTGAAATATGGGAGTTTATCTGTTGCTTGTGTTAAACCGGCTAAGTCATCAAGAATATCATTATGTGCTTGTACGTTTGAGCCAATCGAAAGACCTAAAGAAGTTCTAACCGTTGCCCCTGATTCAAGAACAAAGGTTGAACCATTGCCAACAATAAAACCGCCGTCAGTTGTTGCTAAACCTGCAATTGCATTAAGGCCAGCGTCATAAGCCTGAACATTTGAACCAATCGCCAAACCAAGAGCCGTTCTCGCATCAGATGCACTTGTTGACCCTGTTCCGCCATTGGCCACCGCGAGGGTATTAGTTATCGAGCTTGCTCCCAAGTCAACCGCCAATTCCGTTGATTCAATTACTAACCCGCCATTACTTTTTAGATCGACACTTAACTCATTTCCCGACTTGTCGAGCCCATCACCGGCCGTGATTGTAGATCCTGAGAATTGTGTAAAAGTAAGGTTATTAGTTCCTACAACCGCGCTTCCAGTATTAGCAGTTTGGACATAGCCAATATCTTCAGAAACGGTACCAGATTGAACAAAGGTGAAAGCGCCTGCGGCGTCTGTACCGGCGGCCATGTCCGAAGATCGCGCCCATGAACCGGACTTACAAAGATAGATGCCGTTTTCACTAGCTGTACTTTGATTCTTAACTAAAACCCTTTCATCAGCACTAACAGAAACACCGTCTATCGTTTGGGTTCCGCTTAAAGTTATGTTTGCAGTAGTCGCTACTTTTACAGAGTCTTTGATGTCTAAACCCTGAGCTACTCCGTCTACGTAAGATTTAATCGCAAAATGAGCATCAGCCGTTGGGGTAACGCCACTGACCGGGTTGGTGGCCGAAGCCATTTGATCAAGCCTGTTAACCCTTACGCCTGTATCAAAATCACTAATCTTTGTGTGCGCTATTGATGGAATATCAGCAGCTACTAAAGACCTAAATGTTGGCGCCGCTGCGCTTCCTGTAGTAGGGCCGCTAAGAATAGTATTTGCACTTCTTGTATCGGTCTTATTAAAGAAACCGCCACTTCCGCCAATAACTATTATTGAACTTGCTTCCCCTGATCCATTATCGCCATAACCGTAATACAGTTTTAAGTCACCTGTATTTTCATTAAAGGCTAACTCTGAAGGCGCCAAAGTAGAAGGCGCACCCGCCGCACTACTAGATGCCCTTTTTTTGATTCTGATTGTGTTAGCCATTGTCTAAAATGATCCTCCGAAAACGAGTTTTAAACGGGTTACGTCGTCGTCGGCTTTGAACTTGCCGGCACTACTGTCATAATAGACAACGCTGCCATTAACCTTTGCCGAACTATCTAAATCAAAATCTGATGTGGCGCCTTGTGGCCCTTGCGTCGCGACAGTAACAACAGTTGCATCACCTTCATCAACGGTGACAGTGTTTTTAGTTTCTGTGATATTTACTTGTGTCATGTCGTTGTGTACCCCTCATCACACGTTACTACGCCTTCTAAATAATATTCTTTTTTACCGGAGGCATTAACTAACAAGACATCGTAATATGATTTATCAGGTAAGATAGTTGTTTGATCGACTGACAGAGAAATATCTATTGTCCCCGCTGCCCTATTGGTATAAGCAACAGTCCAATCAGCGTACTTCTTGGTGCGATTTTGATTCCAGCTTTGCACCGCTGCACTCCAATTCGTAAGGTTAATTGCAGTACCGCCAGAATCCTTGAAAATTAATTGAATCGAATGATCAGACCGCCGTTGAACGGTCATGTTATACGTTCCCGGTCCTATAGCCATTTGCTATGTCGGCTTAGTAATTTCTATATTTAGTTTAGCGGCCTATTCTGCGGCTTCTGGAACTCCGCCATCTGCTACCCATTCTAGGTACTCTTGGTAGTCTGTGTTTTCTGTGTCAAATGGTATACAAAGTACTACTCCGTTACTTTCTGCTTTAAAAACACTTGGTTCTCCTTCTTTTCCCCCAATTGTGACTATTGGAGCTAATTTATAAATAGGATTTGTAGGATAAGTCATAATTCTGCTGAAAAACCTAGTCGAGCAGTAGCGTTATTATTAACGCCAAAAACAGCGCCACCTGATGTCAAACTACCATCTAATGTTGCCGATATTTGAGCGTTTGTTTTTCTACCGTTCCAAATAGACCAGTCTCCATCGACATTTGCACCGCCTCCATTATTAAAAAATCTAAAATAATCTGCTCCACTTACTTGGTAAATAGACGGATTTGCTCTCATCGTAACAGGAAAGAAATGATGACAATATATAGCTGTAGCAGTGTTCAAAGCTCCTAATCCTATTGGCGAGTTTTCATCGTCTGCCTGCATAAAGAAATACCTCTGACACCTAGCTAATTCATCACCATACGATCTATGTTCAAAGTCAGTGGCAATGTCTCCTACCTCTAACTGAACGCCTGTCAAATGCCAAGTTGCATCATTTGTTGTGTACCAAGTAGTTGTGAAATCTTTTGTTCTATTAGAACTGCTATAAGCTGCCCATGTTTCTTCGACGTTACCTGAATTTGTCCTATCAGTTCCTAAGAAAAGAGGGAGATATATAGTGAGACCAGATCCATTATTATTATCAATTTGAATATTTGAATTACCTGGTATTTTTTTAGTTACTTTTGTCCATGTATTAGCTGATAAAGCATAGTTGAAAGACCAAGCTTGACTAGTACCATCCATTGTTCTAAGGAATCCATAGAACGTTTGAGCAACACTTGATTTAACCCAAAAAGAAAGTGTTAGATAACTTGAAGCTGACGTATAATCCCAACCAGAAGTAGCTAAGTCTTGAGCTTCTATAGAATATTGAGGAATGATATAACCATTTGCATCAGCACCACCAGTTTGATTGCCATTTTGTATTTTCCAAGCATTTCTAAATCCTTTTGCCCAAGGTCCAGTATCACTAGAACTTAAAGATTCTTGGGATCTAGTCACGTTTTCTTCTAGTTGAGAGGAGGTATAATTCCATCTATCTACGGTTGTATAATAATTATTTGATGTATCTGATTGACTGCGTTGAGCCACGATACATGATCCATTAATTATCAAATTTCTAAAGCTTCTAGGATTCGTTATATTTGCCGTACACGTTCCATCAGTTGAATTAACAGAGATTGCATCACTTGATGCCCCTGTCCCTCTGATTGCGTTGACTTTTAATGTGCTCATGCTGCTACCTCCATAACTGTGATAAAGCTCATGCCTCTTTCATGGCTAGCTGCATCAGAATCATCTGTACTTCTATTGACATACCAAGTTTTACTATTTACTGAACAATTCATTTGTACCGTGTATGTAATTTCAGAAGTTGTTGATGGACTATCTAGATAATTACTAATGAAAAAATTTGAAGGAGTAGAGGAATTGTCATCCCCAAGATAACTAACAGGGACAACTCCCATACAAGTCGTACGGCTACCGGATGCAGCTCCTTGAATAGCGGTGGTAGCACCGCCTACAACTCTTTTAAGTCTATATCTAAAAGCATGATCACCCTCATTTCCTTCTCCCATTCCCATAAACGAGATTAATATTTTATTGCTAGCACTTGAAGGTGTAATGGCTACAGTCATATTTGTTATATCATAATAAGATCCGTTTGAAGAAAGAGAAATACTATCAGTAGATGTTGTATCTGAATTTTGCTTTACTTGAAGAATACAACCTGCTGTTGTATTAGTAAGAATCGTTCCATTTGCATTGCTCGGAACGTATAAAGTTCTGTCAGAAGCAGGGTTGGATTCTGGAGCCGCAATACTTACGGCATTTCCTGAAGCGTGTTTTAGCTTGATTGAACTCATCCTGCTACCTCCTGTAAAAGTAATGTATTGACGCTCGTATCAGTAAATACTTGAACATTATCACTATTACCACCATACCTTATATACTCAGCTTTAACAGTAAGCTCTGCTGTACTTGAGGGAGAATATAATGCCTGATGATGATCAGCAGTTGCTTTCCAGTCATCATCTGTTCTATAAGCCCAATAATCGTTTTGTATTGCTGTTCCTGATGAACCGCCTGAGGGTGTAACAAGAATCCTCATGCCATATCTTTGCTCATTTCCACCGTCTAAGTAAGGACTTATACTAGCCGAAATTAATAATTTATTGCTGGTACTGGCTAACGTAATTGTTTCCGATAAACCAATATCAGACCAAGACGTATTATTGTCATTTAAAGCACTTCCTAATACAGCCATTTTTACTTGAATAATATGCCCCGTAGAACTTAAACCGTTGTTGTCAATAACTGCCCGTTGTGTTCCACCTGTTGAGAATTTAATTGCGTCCGCAGTATAAAAAATTCCACTATTTGAATCTGAACCGCGAATTGACGGACTACCAGCGCTTGCATCAACGCTTGCAATTCCTGATGAACCTGAAATTGTGACTGCCATGTTTAAAGTTTAGCGTGCTATGTCGAGGTAGCAAATTACATAATGGTCCATGCACTAGTAGCAGGGATTGTTACCGTCACCCCGCTATTAATTACGATTCCATCAGGGCCGCCAAAACTACCAACACCACGCGCAGCCGTCAAAGTGTAGCTATGCGTAATCGTTGCTTGATTCTCCCAGAAAACAGCATTGTCACCGCCATCACCACCGGTTGCACCTGTTCCACTTCCTACCTCTTCCCAAGATCCATTTTTATAAGCTTCTACTTCATGTTCTGTACTGTTATATCTTAAATCTCCATTAGTAGGACTGCCCGGTCTTTGGGCGGTTGTACCTGATGGCAACTGGATCGAACCAGTAGAATTAAATATTACTTCCCCGGTAAATGTACAGCCGGCTAATAATGCAAGACCTAAATTTGCTGTATTTAATGCGCCGATTTCATACCAAGTTGTATTACTAGAAGCATCCCTAATCTTTAATTTGTTATTTGTAGTATCAGCCCATAATTGATAAGCGTGAGTCGTTGCCGCCGTTGGCTGAGAGGTTCCACTACTTAAAGACGCTAAAGCTTGTAAAGCACCTTGAATATCAGTCCTGACGTTTTGCCCTGAATCATTATCAATTACAAAATCATTTTGTGAAATTTGCCCGTCCTCAATTCTTTTCTAGTTTAGACACTCCGCCCATACCCCACGGCCTGCCAAGTAAAGTTTCTATCGACATTACTTCCGTTTGACGCTTTAAAGGTCACGGTGAATTGACTACCTGTAACCGTTCCCATTTCGATGTAGTCACCCGTTGCCTGATTATGCGGGATTAACGTAATACTAGGAAGATAAGCACTTGCCCCACCTAATGAACTTGTGCCCGTCCAAAAGCTTTTATTGAAAGTTATAGTTTTAGCCGATGTACCACTTGCAACAACTCCTACGCTTTGTTCTGTTCTTTGTTCCAGCTCGGCAACATATCCAAGTTCATCAATCAGGATATTTTCCGTTGTATCTGCACTTGTTAGATCAGTTTTAAATTGAAAACCTCGACCGGTAAAGATTCCATTTTTTAACGACGTCCAATCTCCCCAAGTAGGAGAACTTGAAGGGTTATCATTTGTTGTCCTAACACTTAAAGAAGCGTTTACATTATCAACTATGTCACCATCCCAATCAGAACGAGCATCTACATCAGGCCAAACATCAACTAAATCACTTGGTCTTATTGCTCTAGTAACAAAACGTCTTTGAAGATCTAAAGCAAAAACACCCTCTAAATCTAAAACAGATGCAAAAGTATATGATCCTGAACTATTAATATTACTACCGCTAGATGTTAATTTTAGAGCATCTAAAGATGCGTCATATTCTGTATTTGTTTTGCTACCAGAAAACGGCGTTGGGCTAATTGTATCTTCTCGTTGTGTCTTAACAACTAAAGTTTCACCTGTTTGAGATACATTTAAAATTATTATGCTTGCTTCTGTTGTACTAAATCTACCGCCATCATCTGCAAACTTAACTAATATTTCACCGGGTAATTTTGGTATTATTGCCTCTGTAGAATTACCAGCTATAGCATTAATTAGATCAACTGAATTAGACCATGTTGCAGAGCCATTAGTTAAAGAACTTGATCTAATATGTACTTTACCGCCATGTAATACGTCGGCTTCTGTTGATTGCGTCCATGATAAACGACCTGAGTTCAAATTAATACTTTCAAAAGATAAACCTGAAACATTGGCAGGTTTAGCAGTTTTACCAACTGCGTTTAAAGTTAACTCAGCAGGTATAGCCGATGGTCGTAATGCTGCATTATATGAAAACACCCTTATCTCATAAACGCCGGAAGTAGAACCTAAAATTTCATAATCAGAACTAGTGATAGTTTCTTGAATATAATTACCGTTATCTTTACGCCATTGAATCCGGTATTGAGTTACCCGATTTTGTGGGGTCCAACTAACTAATATTTTTACCTTAGCTTGATTATTTTCTACATAAATCGTTTCAACAGCACTTAAATTACTAGGAGCTGAAACAGGATCAGCTAACGTTGATATTTTTCTTGTACTTAATGGCGCCCCGGTTTCAACATAATTAAACTTAGTTGCGTTATATGTAACCGCTGAAATTGTATATAGTTCCTGATCTTCTGCAATACTTACAACGCGCCATTGACTTGTCAAAGTTGTATCATTTTCAAGAATCCAAACTGAATTACTATTGGGCGCACTTGAAAACGCAGAAGAAACCGTAATTACAGCGCCACTAATACCGGAAACATCTCTTTGTTCAATCGTCCCATCGGAAAGAATTACAGAAAGTTTAGGGTTGTTTGTATTATCTAAATCTGTTTGATCTTCATTATCAACAGTAACTGTAGTTGTAGTAGCTGATTGAATTAAGCCGCCTTTTCTTAAACCACTCCTGACAGGATCAGCAACATCTATTACATCCCCCGGCGCGATCATTACACCCGCTTCTATTGTCGTTGTAAAGCTAACTACTTCCCCTTCGTTGAAAAGCGTGTAAAGCATCCACCGCCCTAATCTATTAGCTTCCCCCCGTGAAGTACACCCCCAAGCTTTCACATTCTTCTGAACAATTCCATACTTTGCTTGATAATTAGCATCTGATACCTCTTCCCAGTCTATGCTTTGAGTTTCATTATCAAAGTAGCTAACGTTAATTTGTGTTGCCCTTGTTCTAATAGATGAGCCTGAGTATGTAAAACCCCCATCTGCTGTATTAGCCAAAGTAAACAAATAAGATGAATCTTTAGGTGCATCTTGACTAATTGTTATTCCTCCATTTGACCAGTAGGGCATACAACGCATAACCCCACAAATTTGATTAACTAATTTATATGCGTCGTGTTGTTGTTGTATTGATACATTTAATGTAAACCTCGCGTGAGTTGTTCCATTACCTGACATATCATCTATCTGCTCATTATTATAAACTGAGACAGAATAGAAGGTATATTTATCAATTTGTGATTCTGTTAAATGAGAACCAAACCCATATCTTTCATTGATTAATAAATCATACAACGCCCACGCCGGACACGTACAAGCTACTTTAGTTGCTGAAAATGTACCGTCCCAAGATCCGCTAAAACTTAAACTTCCATCAGCTCTAACACTTGCATTACTTGGTATTTTTATTAATGTCCCGCGTAAACGAAACATCCGGGCGGGCACTTGTTTAAATTGCTCAGCATCAAATCTCAAAGCGCAATGAGCCGTATTTAAGTAAGGTTTTTGATCATATATTATTTCTGTCCAACTCATCCAATTAAACTTATCAAATAACTTACTAGGATCAGAAGCGTTCGCGGTATTCCTTATAACTCTTACATTGATAGGAAACGCACCGTTTAGATCTATTTTGTAATCTCTAAAATAAGCATCTGTGCTTCTACCGCTAACAGTATCAGTAATAATTGTTGAATAGCTTCCGCCGTTATATTGAATTTGAATACTTAACGAAACAGAAGTACCATCAATCTCGCCATCATCTTTATATTTTTGCAGTCTAGGAAATGCAACTGTAACCCTTACAGCATTAATATTAGTATTAGTAATTGTCCTTGTTATTGGCGCCCCGTTCGTAACTTCCGCCGGTAATAGATCAGTTTTCTCAGTTGTAATATCATTTATTCCAGCAATATATGTTTGATTAGATTTACCAAATCTAGGTTCAAAATCTACGCCCCTAAAGTTATAATCACTATCTTGAACATTAGAAATATTTGCTGAGCTGTTTAATATCTGTGTCCCGTTTAAATAAATATCTTTTAAGGCAGCTAAATTATAATTTGCTGTCCCTTGCGTATAACCTCCATCAATAGCCGACGGGAAGCCCGCTAATTCACCTTCTGCTAATGCTTCAACGTATGTAGCAAATTGTTTACTAGCTAAAACGCTTGACGGCAAAGCCGGATCAGTAAGCCTAGTTGATTCGTTAAATTGTTCTATTGGCATTAGGCAGTCCCGTCAACTTGAACTGTATCTATTTGATTTGAAATAGTAACGCTTCCTGAAAATATTTCGTAGCCATAGCAAACTTTCAACGGAACGCCCGCCCGTGTTACGTTTTGAATCCCGCTAAATGAATAGTTGCTTTGCGGGTCCATTTCACTACCAGTAGACGGAACAGGTTGATCAGGTGCCAATAATTCAGATACGCCGCCTAATGCTAAAGAAAGTCCAACAACTGCAACAATCTTACTTACTGCAATAGCAGAAGTTATCCCAAATGTTCCAACGTACATACCCGCAAAAGCTGGAGCTGCAACAATTAAAGCCGCACCAACAACAATTCTAACAATCGGGTTTTTAAAGATCCTTTTGATAAAACCAAAAATATTTCCAGCAACAACAGGAACAATAGTTATCTCTCTACCGATTGGATAATTTAACTCTTCATGCCCAATAGAAAACCCATCGCATTTAATACTGTAAAACTGACTTGCAATATGTTTTTTTAAATGGGGCCAATTAGCAATAAGAAATTTTCCTACTTCCGCCGCTGAATGAACGTCAGCAAAATAGACACCATCTTTCCAACCTAAAAGCTTTTTTAACCTCCCGTAAACTTTGATTTTTGTGAGCATTGTATTCAGTCGTTCCTTAGTCTTAGTTTAACTCGAAGGTTTTATACAATCCCAACTTTCAGATTCAGGGTTGACGATATAAAAAGGCAGATCAACATGATTACAACTTTCAATATCAGTTTGACTTGCATTAGGTAAAACACCTTGACCGGGGTGTGAATGAAATACAGCAACGGGTTCCCCTTGATCCTCCGCCTCAATCCAAGAATCAGGACAAATTAAAAATTCTTGTTCAGGCTCTTCTGATAAATTTTTACAAGCAATATAGGTTTCTACACCATCAACCAAACAAACAAGGCCGCAAACTTCTTTACTCGATGTTTTGGCATGAGCTAATGCCGCTTCTTCCCAACTCATGAAACGAAAGTACCAACACCGGGGAACTCTGCCCTAGTGATCAAACGCTTAGGTGCTTTAGGCCCATAATTAAGATCTAATGCGCTTGCTAATTCCCATTCAACATAATCTCTATTTTCTGTTACTTTACGATCTAAAAAATATATCTCTTGCGGCATTTCATTATTTGCAGGCGTTCCAAAAGGGTTAACACCATCAGGCCAATTAGCCGCGTCAAGGTAACAAGCGCACGTTCTAATTCTTACTAATTTACTGCCACAAAGATCAATAAAAGGCGTAACAGCGTTGGCGTCTAACATCATTGCTGTCATTGTCCCAAATAAATTACTGACCTTTAAAGATGGGCGAGGCAACGCCCCTTTGCCTGTTCGTTCATAACCGGTACTTTCTATTGGCATTCTTTGATAGCTTTGACCCTGCCAAATAATTTCATTGTTGTTATTTGGTGCGCTGCCATTATGAAATCTTGTCGTGTCGCTGTTTCCGTGAAGCGTAGAATCAAGCGTTAAAGTGAACAGCTCAATAATTGCGCTAGGGCTAATTTTTTGTAATTCGCTTACAGGAACAGCCATTAAGGTTCGAAGACTTGTCTAAATGTTGTATTAATTGTTGTTCGACCAAACACAGCAATTTCAACCGACCAATCAGAACAAACCCATTTACCGGCGCTACCTCTAGGAGGTGTCCAATCAAATGATTCAGTGCCTTTTCTAGCTTCTAAGAAAGTAATAATGTTATCTCTTTCTGTATCATCACGATTAGCAAAAGAAAGGTTCCATGATTTCGGATCTCTTTGCAGGCCGAATTGTAAACGCTTTTCATAGCCTTCATTAAAGGAAACGGTACGAACAGCAGGGGCGCTGTTTTCTGTTGCTGTATAACTTGGGGTGTAGGAAAAGGTTGCCATAATTAAGCAGCTAAAAGGCCCCCCGGTCTTTGTTCTTGAACAATGGTATTTTTAACGGCTGCCGCGATTACTTGACCTAGCATTTTCCCTTCTTGATCGCCGCTTGTTTCTGTTCCTGAACTATCAACATTAACAACAATATTATTTGTAGTTCCTCCGCCTTGAGCCTCTACACCTAACCGCCCATCTTTACCACGCTTGAGGGGCATGATTGCTTCGGGGCCTTTCTCAGACATCAACCCCATACCGTTAGCCATTGGGAAGAGAGTTGGCTTATTAACTACGCCGCCTTTTGCATAGGCTTTAATCTGTTGCCCGCTATCAATTACACCACCTTTTGCAAAACCTAACGATGTCATTATCGGCTTAATGATCATTGCTCTAATTGCGATACGTGCCATATCAGCAATAATTGAACGTGCTAAATCTTTAAATGAAAGTTTCCCGGTCATTACAAAATCTACTAAGGCGTCCTCCATCCCTTTAATTCCTTTTATCACTACATCCGCCATACCTTCCTCAACTGTTTTAATTGACTTTTTAAAACCTTTTAACTTAGTCCTCATATGTTCGCCAAAAGTTTTATCTAAAGAATTACCGGTACCATCTGCATTAATACCAAGACTCTTTAACAACTCGTTTATTTCTGTTAAATCTATTTTTGTACCTTCTAAACCCTTTAACAAATTAGCTTGAAAGTCTAAATCATCACCTAATTTACTAAAATTATCTTCAATACTATCTACCGTGTCTTTTATAAATTTATCTAAACCTGCATAAACAGTTGCCGCCACACCAACGCCAGCGACTATCCCCGCTAAATTTTTAGGCGATGCTAACAAAGCTGTAATTGCTGCCTGTGCTTTCATATATCCCAGCTTTATCTTTTCTAACGTCAATAATGTTTTTGTTATTGCTACAAGCTTTCCAAAATTAGCAAGCAACGCCACAAAGAATTTCCCCGCAGCTATTCCTATTAAAGTTGAAGCCCAAACTTTCGTAATAACTAAAACTATTTTTAAATTTTCAATTAGCGTTGGGATATTTAACAATAAAATTCTAATCCCATTGCTTAAATTAATTACTAATTGCTCAGTTGCTTCTAATAAGGGCGTAAGAATTGGCGCTAATAATGTTCCTAATAATTCTTGAAAATCTCTAAATCTTTGTCCTAATGTATCAAGCGCCCCCGCTAAACCCTCCGCCGCTGCTTTTGCTGCCCCCTTATAACTACCTTCAACGATCCTAAGAATTTCGGCTTGTGCTTCCATTTCACGCCCTGAGTTTTGCAACTCAAGAATCATTTCGCGTTGTTGTTCCGTAAATATCACACCTGAACGAGATAACGCCGTTAATCCTCTTGCCGGATCACTTAAAGCTTTTGCTAATTGTAAGAAAGAACTTTTTAAATCAACTTGGTTTATCTGTGCTAAATCCGCCGCCGTTTCTGCTACCCGGCCATAAGAATCAAGACCAATATTTTTAAAACTAGTTAACAACGCAAACCCTTTTTGAAATGCCTTTTCATCAAATAAAGTTGCAAAACCTAAATCATCAGCAAGCCCTCTTAAAGCCTGCCGCCTTTGGTGCGTCAGTGCTAACCCTCGTCAAGCCATTCGCTAAGGTTGCAAAATCTGCCTCACGTTCTGCTAATACATCAAAACTCTTTCTGATTGCCTGAAATGTTGCCGCAGCTCCAGCAATAGCAACTAATGGCCCTGCTAATTTCTTGAACGACATTGCAAGGTTTTTAGCGCTGCCTTGCACGCCTTGCATACTGTTTCCAAGACGTTTGATTTTTTCTTGCCCTTTTACATTCGCGGCAATAGTGATCCCGTACTTACTATTTCCAGATCCGGGGATTCCTCTAGGCATTATTTCTTCTCCTTATTCATTTCAGCCATTGCCGTTACTTCTAATATTTGAAGATCTTCAAACACAGCGGGCAAGTCTTCTACTGAATAGAGTTTAGCTACACTTATTACGTCTTGATAGCACAAGCCCGTTATTGTTCCCAACCCTCCAACTTGCCAACAAGTTTGAACACGTAAAAATAATTCAACAGCAGGCCAATTTTCTTCTAATACCTCAAAATGCTTTTCCGGTTCAGGTTCAGGTAGGTCAACACCTAAAGCTAAAGCATCTGATTGAGTCTCATCTATTACGCCACCATTACACCAATGCAAAGCAGCGCCAATTAGTTTTTTCTTTTCTTCCCGGCAACACTCTTAAAGAATGCTTCTGAAACACTATTAGCAAGCATCGGCACTTCTAAAAATCGACTAAGTGCTTTCTGTGAAAATTTAATTGCGTTGCCATCAGGATCAGTTACGCCCTCCCATCCAACCATTACTTCACAAACCAAATCAATATCAGTTATTTCACCCTTTTCTACAAGCTCACCAATTTCACGAATCCTTGATTGTGTTGTTCGTTTAAATTCAACATCAAACGTTCTTTTCTCATGCCTGCCACCGTCCACCGGTACTTCATGCACAACAGGCCATTTATAAGTATCAGATTGATCTAAAACAAAAGACATTCATTTACTATTAAGTCGTATTAAGAGTAAACCCCTTCAATAGTAAAAGCAATACCTATAAGAATTTTATTTCTAGCTCATCATTACCAGAACTAGGCAATGCAGTAAACGGTAAATTCAACATAGTAATTCCGTCTGATTCTTCATATGTCGGCGCTGATATATCTGTGTAAGGGCAACTAAATTGAACTTTGTTGCCTGCTGTTGTTCCGTGAATGAATTTATTAGTACCTGTTGCGGTTCCGGTCGCAATTGTGAAAAAGTTTTTTGATGATAAAGTTGGCGCTTCAATTGACAACGAACCTGAAGGCTTGCGATCAGTAATTAAAACTTCTTTTGATGCAGTCGTTCCAACTAATTCCCTGTAAACCGTATCGTTGTTTATATCCAAAGACCAAGATTGAAGAGCTAAGGAACTACCAAATATTTCAAAAGCCGTAACGTTATCTTGTTTGAAAATAACGGGGTCGGCCTGTTTTTGATAGGTACAAGTCGGAACAGTTACGGTAGCCGGTGCCGCATATTTTCCAGTAAGGGTAAAACTAATTACTCCGATTGAACCAACCTCCTCAGTAACAGTAAAAGTTCCTCTTGCGCCAATTATTGCGTGATTTGTGCCGTCGTAGTTGCAATAGATCGACACGCTAGACATTGCAGTGGGGTCAGATGTTGGCGCGTATGTATTTGTAGTTGCTGCATCTGTGTGAACCATTCCGCACGCTTCTAAAGCAGGCCCCCATTGAACAGCGGTCCCGGCGGTTCCACTTCCAGCAATTTCAACATCAAAAGTTACCGTTGCCCTTTGGTTAGCTAAATAAACATCACTATTGCCTAAATATCCCCTAACTAAATCTCTTGTTACCTCATCCGATTCAATCGGTGTAACCGTTAATTCTCTTACAAGAACGGCATTGGCTGACCCTGTAGGAGATGCATCCGTTCCGCTTGTTGTTTCCTTTTTTAGAAGGATCGTTTTCTTTCGGGCTAACTTTGGCACAGCTCTAAAAAATATTCCTATGTCTTCATATTAGACACCGTTATTATTAAGCCGTATTACTGCGTTAGATCATCAACCTCTGTTCTATATCTCACTAAGTAGCTGCAATTAATAGCACCTAAAGGCTGATCAGCATCGACCGCCTCAAAGCTTTGGTCAGTAGGTTCAACATCAATAGCCTCCCCCCCTAACGTTAAATCTGCCATTATTTTGCTGTGCATACTGATCAACGTATTATCTGCCTGCGAATCTGGAACATCGCCAGAACTTAAAATTGTTACCGTGACAGAAAGCGACCAATCAAGAGTAGGTAAAGAGGTGTTTTGTTCTGCTGTATCAGTTGACCAAGAAATTAAAAGGGCTGGTAATTCTGAACGTTGTTGAAGGGGGATAGTTCTAGACCTGTAAATCCTCGTTCCGACTCCGGTGGTATTAGCAAGGGCCGTCTTGATTGCGTTTAATATGTCTTCCCTTTTACTAGCCATTAGGTTTTCTGTAGAGAAATTTCACAAGTAAGGCCGTCTAAGCCTTTGTCATTTGATCGGACTGTGTAACCAATATCTTTACCCGCTGCATTTTGAACCGTAATACTGTCGCCACCTTTCAAGGTTCCAAAATCTGACGCGGAACAATGCAAAACATAATCAGTAAAAAGTACTTGATCGCCGATGATTGTAGAAGTTGGTTCATCAAGTATTCCATTAGCAGTAATAGACCCCGCAGTGCATGACACACCGAAGGGCCCATTAAACATGCTTGTTAAATCGTCAGAGAATGACACTTAACTAATTAGCTGTACTTCTTAGAAGCAAGAGCTACGACCGCGACAGCCCCTGTCCCTGTTCCACCAGCAACAGTGCTACTGATTTTTAGATACTGCTTAAGTTCAGAAACGTTAAGGTAGATCTTTTCAACTAAAGCTGTGTTTGCAGAAGTAGTTGTAAAAGCGCCGTCTGTAACGTCTGTATAAGTACCGCCTGAAGTGTCGCACTCAGTGATCTTGATGGCGTAAGTAACACCAGATCCACCGGCTTCCGCTGTTAAAACAAAAGCTGCTGAACCTTCATAACCTTGAATGTCAACGGCTGAACCTACGGCTGTTGATGCTAAGACGTCATTGCCTAGCAAGCTTAGGACTTCGGTTTTTGAACCGAGATTGTGGATGGTCATTCTTCAGATTCCTTTTGAATAGGAGTTGAGGGTTTTTTACGTTTAGGAGTTGTTTTCTTTTCTACCTTCATTGAACAGACCTCGACGGCCTCTTTTGCTTTACCCATGACTACAAGGGTTTTAGCATTTTCAGAAGATGTTTCAATTACATCACCTACTTTTACTAATTCCCCTTGTAACCAAGTTGAGCTAAGGATTTCGATCCTCATTACTTATTAAGTTCCTAAGCAGAAGCTTTCTGGATGTCTTACCGCTACATCACAATCTTGTAATGCAACAATACGAACAGTTCCAGAAGTTGAGTTGGTATAAGGATCAACTGTTAGATCTAAACCAGACCAGAAGCCCATTAGTAGATCAGCAAAGTTTCCAAACCAAACATCACCGGCCGCGACTTGATTAGAAACGAAAGCTCTATAGCCATTCATTTCGCCATCCTGTCCACCTGTCCAAACAAATTCACCTGAGCCGGCATCTTTCTTAGTGCCTTTTAATGAACCACGCATTGAAGCGTTTGTTATATAGCAAGGTGAACCAAGAAGAGCATTTGCAGAACCTAAGTCAGATTCCATTGCAATGACTTCAGGGAAAGTAGGAACCGCACCGGCGAATGCTTCCGCACCTATGCCAACTGTGTTCTTAAGTCCTAAAGGCTCATTAGCTACGCCAGAACCATAAAGACCAGCAAGGTCAATTTTTAGAGCAATAACTCTAGCAAGATCGTTTCTTACGAAATTTTCAATATCAATAGATGACTGAAGAAGTAGCTTCCTTGTTACGTCGGTATAAGCACCAACAGTACGAGGAACTAAAGAAACTTGAGTCAAAGTTTGGTCTGATTCTGCTGCTGCTGCGCCTTCGGCTATCCAAGTTGCACTAGCGGCCCCAGACTGTTTAGGGATCTTTACGTTTCCTTCTAGACCAGAAAGAATAGTTGCGCCAGCTCTTGCACATGCTGACTCATTGCGTAAAAGGTCGATGAACGAACCAGTCAACAAATCAGTTTTTATAACGTCTCCACCTGCTGAGCCGGGAGATGTTTGCAAGTCTCTTTGTGCTGTTAAAACATCTTGAGGGATTGTTATACCTCTTGAAGTTCTACCTAGTTTTGCGGCTGCAGCTTCACTAGCTTCTATTTCAAAAGAAGCCGCCTCGCGTGCGCGTGAATCTGTTGGGTTAGCAAGATAGTTAAGCGCTCTTAAGAAAGAGAAACTACCTGTCTCTTTTTCTGTTAAGCCAATCGTTGCGTTTGTTTCAGATGCTTGAGAAATCTGATTTCTAGGCTCAAGATCTTTTAAGACTGCTGAATTAAAGTCTGACACTTCTTTTCCTTTGCTTATGTATTCTTGACCTAATTCTCTTAGGTCATATTTTTCTGCGATCTGTGTAATTTCTTGGATTCTCGCACGCTCAGCCTTTAACAGTTTTTCACCGTCAATAGCTTCTGAACGCACCTCCAAGGTTTCTTTCGGAGTAGTGGTCATTGACTCATCTTTAGGGTTTACAGGTGCATCAGAAGATGCTGAAACGTCGGAACGTTCCTCTTTAGTCATATTAGATATAGTTTCTGAAGCCTCCGCAGCAATAGCAGCCCTTGACACTCCAACGGAACTATCAGCGGGAACAGGCGCAATACTTAATTCATGTACCGCGATGTCGGTTCCATAAAAATTACCGTCTGCTCTTTCCTCCATATTGTTGACAACGTAACCAAAGCTCACGCCCTTAATAATGCCGTCTTGAATATCTCTATAAATAGAACTTGCAAATTCCTCTTTAGAAAAACGAACTTCCGCATAACCTCTTTTATCCTCGTCTGAAATATATGCCTTTTCAACTACACCAATCGGTCTATCAAAATTATGATTAAACAACAAAGGGCCGCCATCATTTAAACGGGTTAAATCCCAATTCTCTGATTTATGCTCAAGTATTTCTTCACCGTAGAGGCGTGTCACTGGTGTCTCTGATGAGAACGGGAAAGTAATTGTTCTTTCTTTAACTACGCCTTCTTTACCGACGACCTGTTTTACATCTAATGAAAAATCACGTTGGACAAGTTGATTTTCTAAATCACGTAGTTGCTTTTTCTTCATCGTCTTGCTTTGGTTTATCTTCTTCTACTTTAGATGCTGTTTCAGTAGCACTAGCAGGGTCAGAAATAAAACTAAGCCCCAATTGTTTAGCCGTTTCAATTTCCATCTTTCTTTGATTAATTACTTCTTCGAAATCACTTCCCATTTCCTGTATTACGTCGGCTTGTGTACGGAACCCGGCCTGTACTGCCATTAATGCAGATTTCGTTTCCTTCTCAGGATCAACCCAATGGAACGGGGGATAGCACCAACGAACAGAACGATACATATCAGGTTGCGCCAAATAAGCCGGGAGATCCAACAAGCCTTCTAAATAAGCAAGCTCTAACCATTCGTCATAAACGACCTGCAATAATGATTCTTCTAATTGGCGTTGCAAAGCTCTATAACCAGCCTGATCTTGTAGCAATGACAAACGGCTAGAACTGTAATTGCTCATTGAATAATCACGGCTCAAACTTTCATATGAAATACCCATCGAACTTGCAACCGCCCTAAGCATTGCAGTTAAGAACGGTTGAAACTGCCCATCAGGTGCGTGCAAATCTGGTACATGTATTTGTTCGCCCGGTTGAAGTAGTCTTACCGCGCCGGGTTCAAGATCATATACACGCTCACCGTCTTCTACATCATCAGACATTCCCGCTAACTCAGCTTCAGGGGAACTAACAAATGCAGTTAAAGCACTTGACGCCCTAGCCTTCACTAATTCCGCCTTTTCATATCCGTCTAAATGATGCAGCCTTTGAATTGCACTTGATAGCCAAGGTGTTCCCCTATGTTGTCCGGGGCGTTCCACCTTATAAAGCATGATCACGTCTTTTGCATCGACAATGACGTGTTGATTTTTCTGTGCGCTTATATCAGTAGGAAATAAAGTGTCGCCGGGGTGACGAGTAAAGAAAGCATATTTTTTAACGGCTCCATACTTATCAACTAAACAACCCATCCGCCATTCAAGCCCCTTCGATGGACTCTTACCGGAATAATTCTCGTCAAGCATTTCACTTTCAAGCACTTGCAGCGCCATTGGCACATTTGAGCGCCCGAACTTAATACCTCTAATAATTCTGATGATGCACTCGCCACCCTCTGCCATTTGACGAATTGCCGCCCGGTTGATGTCCTCCCATGACATTTTTTGCCCTGCGTCACAACAATCTTTTCTGCCCCATTTTTTCCATTCACGCTCAATTGCTTGATTACATTTCTCGTCTAACTTTCCGTTTTTTCCTGCTCGTTGCTTCCGAACTTGGGCCTGCAATTTAATTCCAGTGCCGACCGTGTTATTAACAATTGTCTGAATAGCGTTTTTTGCATAGTCACTATCTCTTACCAATTGACGAGAACGAGAACGCAACTTAGATAAACTGCCCTTTATTTCTGAATCAGCAGATGAAACAGAAGTTGCCCAAGAGCTTGTAAGCCTTGAAGTTTCTGCCCCTGCATACATGCGCCGCCTTGGTCTTGTCATTGTCGAGGGGTTGGGGCGCCATAATTCGCGCCATGCGTTAGCAATTCCCATTACCTAAACCTCACGTAAGAAACAGCGAAATTACCCCTACCGTTTGCTATTGCATTCTTCTGATCTTCTTTATTAACGATGAATTTTAATTGGCTTTCTCTAGCTATCAAATCAGGTAAATCAACTTTCTTAAATGATCTGCCCCCTATGCTGTATTCCTTCGCGGCGTCTGTCGTTAAAACTCTGATTGCAGTTGTAACAGCATCAAGATCTTTTTTCGCTTGTGTTCTTTCATCAACAGCAGCCGGGTTAGTTCCTGTATAGGCCAACGACTGCAAAACGGTTAGTTGCCCTGATCTTGTAAATTTCTCAGCACCTTTTGAAAACTCAGCTACCCAATACCATTGACCCGGCGTTAATGCTTCTGTTTCTGTAGCCGTGATTGTTGTCTTCCATCCTGTCCCGGTTCCATCTTGAACAGCGGTTGCAATATGGCCGCCGCCTTCATTCGTTCTGAAATAATATTTTAATGTCCAATCAGGGGATGAAATAGTTTCGTCGAAACCGTCAATTGTGCTTGAGTCTTTCCATTTCGCTGTAGACCCTGCGCGTATCGTTTCGGGTACGTTCATCGCAACCCCCTACCAATGATCAACATAAGATTTTTTCGACTTCTTCTTAGAGTTTAGACGTTGTTTTTTAGCTAAATTAGCGGAATTTAAGAGCCGATTAGTGAAGATTTGGAAGATTTTAGAACGAGGAAAGCGTTGATAAAGATGATTAAGGGCCGAATAAGCATATACGGCACAATCGAGCGCCTCAACCTTTTGATTTCTCTTTTGAACGTATTCCGTACCTCTCCCGCTTTTCTTTAAAACCTTCTTTTCCCCCGTCAATTGTTTGAAATATTCCTGATCAGTTTCGCAGTGAAAATGTAATTTATTGTTGAACTTTAACCTACTATACAACACATCTTTAATTGTGTCAGATCCAACCATATAAACAGTTGCCCCGCCTTTTATTGCTCTACCTTTATAGTTCAAGTCAACTTTAGAACCGCGACCGATTGCGGGTTGAGCTGGCCGGCTACTTCCTTTAATTCCAATAACATTCATACTCTTTCTTTCTCTGCAATAGTTATAAACAGAGTTAGTAGCCATTCCGCCGGTATCTATTGCACAACAATCAACCTTTAATGTTCCGCCTTTAGGGTGTGACCATTCCGCCGTCAACAAAATATCTAAACCTTTCCAAACTGTCCCTTGATTTGGATCTCCATAAATAACGTCATGCTGAATTAAATACATATGTTCCTCTGGGGCAATTCCCCAAGTTGAAACTTCTATGCGTTCGTCTTTCGTTCCTGATCCACCTTGAACATCAACCCCTTGAACTAAACAAACAACCTCTTCCGGTATTGTTCCGGGTTTATATTTTTCACACTTCTCTAATAACTCTTCCGCTGATAGTTGCGATTGGTAAGACTCGTCATATGTTTCAGCTAAACGGGTATTAACAAAGGTCTTAAACAAAGGGGCATCATCCTTAGACCTTAAAAATTCCTCTACAATTTCCGGCCAAGTCAACCAACCCGCCGGACTATATAAAGAACTCATTTGAAACCCTGCTGTTCTCCTTGTCATTGGTTTCTCTGCCCTCCATTCCCCTTGTCTAAGCATTGAGGTTTTATGTGATTCGTCGAATCTTTCCCCGCAATGTGAACATTCATATTTAGCCGTCGAGGCGTCGCGGTTTTCCCATTTCATTTGACCCCAAATTAAAACTTGATATTCATTACACGCGGGACAGGGAACAAAATATTTTCTACGATCAGAAGTTAAATATTCATTTTCGACGCGGCTAAATTCTTTTAACGTTGGCGTGCTTGTCATCAATATTTTTTTACGGCTAAAAGTTGAAGTTCTTTTTATGGCAAGTTCTACCGGGTCGCCTTCACTTACTCCGCCGGAGGTGGAAATATCTAGATTGTACGAATCCGTTTCATCCATAAAAAGGTATCTGACCGGGGCACTTCTAAGCCCTGCGGGCGAGTTACTACCTGTGAGCATCAATATGCCATTTGGGTACTCTTTTATGAACATTGAATTGCTCGCGTCCCTTGATCTTTGCGGTGCAATCTTCGCTTTGATTACGGGCGTTTCTTCAAATGCAGGTTCAAGCCTTTGACGGCTCATTCTTTTCACCATGTCTAAAGACGCGGCAACACAAAGTATGGGAGCCGGACAATGATCGATTGTATAAAGCAAGAAGTTGATACCCATTTCTGTTTTCCCAAGTTGCGCTCCGAACATCACAACAACTCTTTCAACATCCGTATTTGTCACGCCTAAACAATCCATCGGCTCTTTTAAATAAGGCGTTCGGCTTGTCCTCCACGGCCCCGGCTCACTAGATCCTTTAGAACTTAAACGCCTGTGCTTATCGCTCCATTCGCTTACCGTCATTGGTGGCGGCGGAATAATGCCCTCTAGAAATCCTTTTGCAAATGGGTTCACGCTGCCTCCACAAAACTTTCTAGACAACTATGAATTTCTTTCCTCAATACCCCATCTATTGCCGTTGCATCTGTTTCACTAGCAAATAAATTACTAACACGATCAGGCAACGTTAAAAATGCCTCACGAATACCAACCGCCAACTCAAAACTTTTCTTTTCTACTTCCTTTGCACTAATTAATTCTTTCTTTTGCTGCAACACCTGTATTCTTGCCAACTCCGCCTTATAAAATTCGTTCTTCGCACGAGATATATTGAACTCCGGTATTTGATCCGCTGGCATTTCCTGAACTTGTTTCTTTAGTTCTTCTCTTGTCTGCGTAGGAATATTAACTTTATGCGTGATAGGAGTCGTTTGATCCCACAACTCCAAACCTAGATCTTTGTCAATAAACTTTTTCTTTCCTCTGTTGACAACTGCGCCCTCTAACTTTCCCATTTGCACAGCCTTAGAAACCCGTTGCCGCGACAAGCCTTTTACCTTTGCAAAATCAGTAATACTTAAAAG